TTTCTTCAGTCTTCTCATGAATTCCTCCAGAAATATCTTGAACTTTTTCTGTTAGAGAACTAACTTTTGAAAGAACTTCTTCCTCCAATTGTTTTACTTCTTTTTCAGATTTAATTTTATTCTCAATGAGAAGATTGTTATACTTTGGAATTTCTACTTCCGTAAATTCTTTTACTGTTTTATTGAGACTTTCAATGGTATCCTGATATGAATCAATCGCTGTCTTGATTTTTTCTTCGGTTCTAATCTCAGTTTCTGCAAACAGTTTTTTATACTTTGGAAGTTCTTCTTCAACAAGTGCGTTTACTGTTTCATTTATTTTTTTAGTATGTTTTTTAAAATCTTTTTTTGCGTCAAGTACAGTGCTTTCTCCAAGACTTTCGATATCTGCTAAAACGGAGGTAACTTCTTTGTTTATGTCTGCTTTGATACTACCTAAATTTTCTTCTACTTGAGATTTAAATGTTCCAAATCTATCATCAACTCTAACTTCGGATTCAGAAATTAATTTTTTATATTGCGGCACGTCAATACTAAGAAAATTCTCTACAGATGTAGAAAGATTTCCAAAGTCTTCTTTTATTTTATCAACGGTTTCGTCATTGATAGATGATATTTTTGACTCTATCTTAGATATAGATTCTTGAACAAAAAGAAGGTGTGCCATCATGGCACTATCTAAATCTTCTTTTTTAATTAAATTTTTAATATCTTCCTTAATTGAAGATACTTCTTCAGAAACACTTTCAACTTTGTCTAAATTATTTTTAAAACTGTCAAACGTATTTGTAAAATCTGATAGTGACTGTATGTGATTTAAATTGCCTTTAAATACATCAAATGCCTCTGAAACCTGTTCTATTTTTTCTGGAGTCGCAGAACTATACTCCTCTTGCACTTTATCAAGGGGAGTTTTTTTAGTATTTCCAAAAAAATCTGAAGGCTTCTTTAATGCCACGTTTAATATAGCTCCTGTCTATTTTATTATTTATTGTCCTCTTTTAACCCAGTCTTGAGCATTTTTGCAAGATCTGCGGTTGATCCAACAAACAAAGCATTGTTCACAGTGGATGGTCCCTTTGCTTGTTTCTCTTCTTCCACATCTTTCAGTTTTTTCTGAAGATCCATTAATTTGTCGGTTGCATCTGCAACGTTTTTAATTAACTGACCAGCAACTTCATATGCTCTTGGCATTTCACTCTCCTGTGCAAGTTCTAGGATTCCATTAATTGCCTCTTGACCTTTTTCAATTATACTATAAAGATTGCCTCTAGTGTAGTCATAATCTTTTCTAACATCATCAACTGAAGATTTTACCTTTTCTATTTTTTCTTCAACTACTTCTGGTTGTACTAATTCGTTGGAGGTATTAAAGGTTTCATTCAGTTTATCAAATTTTTTCTCCATAATTAGAATCCAGTGATGGTTCCATCAAATCCAAAATCATCGCCCTCTTCAACAAGAGCATTGTCTTCAGCGGTAATATTTTTGATAGGTGAACCCTGAACGTGTGATGTGACTGTTGTACCGTCTTGACCTCTGAGAACTGTGATTTTGTTGCCAGAAATAGACTTGATGAATAGTTCTTCCCCTTCCAGATCAACGTATGTTTTGGCGGTGAGAGTGCTTGCATCATCAACTTCAAATGTTTTGGTAGATGTTGTAATGTCTGCAGAAATATTGGTTGCAACTTCTCCAGTGTAATCTTTGATTGCTCTTGGAGTAACAGAATATGTAACTTCTCTTTTGCTGTTTGTGGTATCTTTTCCAGTAAGAAGACTGACTGTAGACTTCTTGATGATGTCCTTGCTTGCGGAGGATGCAGGACCAAACAGATATGTTTTTGCTGTAAATCTTAAAGTATAAAGAAGAACTCTTCTTTGAGTGAAATCTCCCTCATATTGATCATCTATTGTTATGTTTTCCAAAACAATAGGAACGTCTCTTTTCTCTTTAATCTCTTCTACCAGTTCAACTGTCAAATTATATTGAGGTTGAAAGTATGGTAAAATTTGTTCTATGATCTGTAAAGCATCATCATTTAGTTTGCAGTAAATAGACAGTTCAAATGCCATGTTGTAGGGGACAGGCATAAAAGATTTTTTTACGTCTGTGTTACTATTTGGATCTTTTACTTTAAACTGTTGTGTGGTCGTTACTTTTCTAGAAGGATCATATGTCAACCCAGTAAACTCAAAAGACATCCTTGGCAATGTAATTGCCATGGGTTTATTGAGATCTGGAGATTGCTCAATTCTTGCCAAAAACTTTTGGGTAGGACCATACGCCAGAGGAATTCTTATATCAGATCCTTCTTGTTTAACGCTAATAGCATTAAACAAAGTTCCGAACGAAATGATAGTCCTTCTCAGAATTTCGTTGTAAAAATACTCAAACATGATTTAAACCTAAGTTTATATTTGGCAATAACGTAATTGTATTTAGGGTATGCCGAATGGGTTCTGTTCAGAGAAATCTATGATAGCATCTGCTGCTGCTTCAATATTAAAGTTATCTGCAAACGGATCATTGTCAGGATTTCTATCAATCGTCAGTAGTGATCTAGAAGCACCAGATGTAGATCCAACAATACTTTCTCCAAGAGAGAAAGTTCCACTAACTGAACTTACTTCTAAAACATTGGTAGTAGCATTCCAAGATCTTACAACTCCTGTTGCTCCAGAAACAGAACCAGTAACTGATTCGTTGAATGCGAAGGTTCCACTACCACCTGTGCCAGGAGCAGCAATGCTAATCGTAGGTGCTACAGAATATCCAAGACCAGCATTTGTTATGTTAATTGCAGTAATTGCACCAGAGGAACTAACAACTGCTGTAGCAGCTGCTGATACTGTTGTAACACCTGTTCTGAATACTTCGTTTGTAAATGTTATTTGTGTAGCAGATACATATCCACCACCTGCTGCAGTAACTGTTACGATACCTACTCCATAATCTCCTATAGCAGCAGTTGCAGCGGCACCAGTCCCTCCACCACCATATATTCTAACTGATGGTGCTATGGTATATCCAGAACCAGCGTTGACCAAATCCACATGCTGTACTGATTTCAGGGCAGCGTTTGTATTCAAGTTGCATACGTTGATTCCGCTAATCATTCTAACGGTTGCTATACCAGTTACTCCTCCAACAGGTGCAGAACCAATTCCTACGGATGGTTTTACCTTATATCCACCACCTCTGTTAGTGATGGTAATATTTCTAATAACTCCAGTAGCAATTCCAGTTACTGCAGTCGCTTGTGATGCAGTTCCAACCAAATTCAATGTTTGTGTATAACCTTGAATCGTATTGATACCATCATCCGTCACTCCATCAGATTCATCGCCAAGAAGTTCATTATCAATCTCATCGATTCCAGTAGCAATAACCTCATCCTGATAGCGGAAGAGTTCACAATACAGTTCATAAACATAAAGGTTTTGTAACTGATAATATGGTTTTGCATACTCAATGTCTTTAATTTCATAAAGACGATCATCCAATGGGAACCAAATTAGATCTCCACCCTTTGGACGTGTAGAGAGTTTTATATTTGCTTTTCCCTGAATCAATGGGGTAATATAATTTTCATATCTTTCTCTAGATATGATTAGTCTAACCTCATCCTTTGATTCTATTCCAAACTTTGTCAGAAGATCACCTGCACCAGAATATGCGTCATAGTTATCGACATATGCTTCAATCGGCAAAGCATCATCAAATTTTGATTGGACTACCTCCCTAATGATAGTCTTTTCTGTCATATATTTTCTTGGAATATAATATATGTCAACACCATACATTCTCAACTGTTCGTTGATCAAATTCTGAACTAAATTCTGTTCAGATCTAGTGCCTTGAGTAAAATATGGATTTAACATCAGCCTATCATATCAAGGGGAGGAAGTTCGTATGTATTTGACATTACCTCTCTAATATTTTCTAATTCTTTTTCAGCGTCATCGTAAAGTTGTCTTCCATTTAGTTCAATTCCACCAGGAAGTTTTACTCCTTGGAACTTAATTAGATTCTGTCCCCACTGCCTTTTTATCAGAGCAGTTAAATATCTTTTCAGGAAAGAATCATTGTATACTCTAGTGTGATCGTTTGGATCTAATAAACGAT